ACATACGGTGAGTTTTCAGGACAGTAGATCGTTGTCGAATCAACTTCTTGACTGAGTACAAAGCCACGTCGTGATCGTAGTCCACCGTATTTGGTGACGACACCATTTCGTAAAGCCTTAAGCCCTGTTCTCATTTTTTCGAGATTGTCGCGTTCTGCTAATTCAGGTGTAATTTCACCTGCGCCAAATGCTATTAAATTTTTGAATGCCATGTTGAACCACCTAATCTTGATTTTGCATTGAATTTAACAAGGTCATCAAAATATAATTGGTTACCATTAACATCGATAGTATTGTCAGTTGTTAATGTTGAACCTGCTGTTAAGGTCTGCTGTAAAGTACCAACACCACCACCGCCTCCACCTGAGAAAACAGGCACTTTGCGAATGTTGCCATTAACATCAGAAATCACAAAGTAATTATAAGTTGTAGTGTCTCCTGTTTCTAAACCGCCAAACTTAATCCTGCCAAGTGTACTTTCAAAAGCGTAATGAGTGCCTAAATTAGCTGTAACCGTAGGGTTGTAATAAATACCTCTAACCGTTCCCGTATAAGTTCCTGACTGAATAAGCGAAGGCGTAATGCTTAACATATTCATACCTTCCGTTCCTGAACTGTGAATGGAACGTGCTGTTAAATTTAAAGTTGTTTTATCTGTTCCGGTTGTAGAATTATCGCCACCACGTATTTGAAATTCTGTTGTGTTTAAAGACGTATTACCGCCCGTTGTGCCTACATAAGCCTTAACGCCTGTACTTCTATTGCTTTGTAAAATCAACTGATTGCCGCCACTAAATATACGGCTGTCGCTTGCTGTTATTCTATCAAAATCAAGTCCATTGGTAAATCTGACCTTACCTGCATTGTTGTTGATAATATCGTTACCCAAAGCACTCCAATAATTAACCGGAGTAGGCGCAAAGTAAACCGTATCGGTATCAACCCAAACGAATGATAAATAAATTTGGCTTAACGGATCAATAGAAGAAGGGTATGGATTTTCACTTTCCACCCCCGTAATAGTAAATACATTTCCCGTTGTGTCTAAACCTATAACGTCAATCCTGCTCGTATCACCCGGCTGCGCTAAGTTGAAAGTTGTATCACCGTTGGCGTATAATGAACCTTGTATGTAGTAGGAACCAGGGGAAACATTAAAGCGTGTTGAATCTATCTGAGTAACTACCGCACCGCTTAAACCTGATGGTGCAGAACTACCGCCTGCAATCTCTTTCCAATAAACACCGTTGCCAACAAAGAACCTTACACCAATTCTTACAATACCGGTTTTATTCCTTACCGTATCGGATGGAATACGGGCAACAGAATCAGCCCACATTTCAGTCATTTGTATTCCACGCCCTGCATACTTAAAAGGCTTTTGCCCATAAGTAGTGATTGAAATAAAACTAACTATTAATAGGAATAGCGCACGTATCATAATTATCAACCGTTTTAATATTTACAGAAATCCTAACCCCTGCCAAAAAATCTTCAAACTTTTCCAAAAGAACTTCAAAGATAAAATCACCTTCAGTAATCCATTCCCTTGTCCATGATTGTTTAAGCAATGCAGCAATATCATTTGCAATCTCTAACTGATCACTAACCACATCCACTTCAAATTCACCATCAACACCGGCACGATCTAAAAACCAAATTTGTAAATTAAAGTTTTTATAACCTGCCTCTAATATTCCTGCATTCATAGCAAAGCAAGCCAATGGAAACTCAGGATTGCTTTCTCTGAATATCCACTCGTTTGGAGTGTTGAACACGACTTTTTTTATCATCGCATGACTTTCCAGCACCGCTTGAATCGCTAACTTTATTTGTTTGTACGTCATGTTTACTTAAAACCTTTTCAATGAATAATTCTTTGTTACCAAACTTCTGATAAACTTTACCCATATTTTAAATGTATATAAATTCAAATCTTTCACCGGCAACTGCAATATCACCCGTTGGTAACGTAATAACATTGCCAACCCTTTGAAGCTGATTTGTATCAGCCGTTGCAGTACTTACTAATTCCCTTGTAACGCCTGACCTTACTGCAAGTATAACCGTTCTGCCATCAATCGATGGTGAAGGGCTGAATGTTGTTTCACCTCCCGTTGCCCTGTAAAAAGACTGCCCCGGATGACTGAATGTATTTGAACTTGTAGGCGCACAACAACTTTCTTCATCACCCAAATAAATCGGACACTCATAACCCATGTTTACCGGCTGCACAACATCCCATCCGCAACCCGGTGAGGCGTATTCCGCATAAAGAGTATAATTAGCCTTTAAATAATTAATCAATGCCTGCTTATAACTTTCCGCAATATCCTGATAATAACTGCCTACATAATCCAATTCATTCTTACCCGGTGTGCTGCTGTCCTCACTTGTTTTCTGCAAAGCACCTTTTGCGTAAAACTGATAACCCATTGAAATAGGCAAGTAACTTATTGTACTCCACACCAAACAATCAGTAATGTAATTATTTAAAAGTATTGTTTCATTTGCGTTTAAGTCATTATCCCGGATCCCGGCCTGTAATCTTTTATACAAAGTAGAACCCAAAGCAGGCAAAACGAATAAATCCTGTGCAACCTTTATCATTGGACGCAACTGCTTACCACCATCAATGGCATTACTTATACCTGTCCGGGTTTTAATAGTGTTCTCATCAATAAATAATACGTTTGCGCTCATTACTTTTTAATTAATACGTTTGCAACCCAACGGTGACGGCATGAAGTGGAATGATCACCATCCGGCATGGTCCACCATCCACCGGCCCTGTCAAAAACAGAATACCCTACCCTTTGGGAAATCGTTTCAATATCTGACCTTGTGTAGAACTTATCCAACCGCATAAGCCTTTTGCAAAAGCTTCTCGATTGATGAGGCCCTGTATCGGATAGATTTCTTTCTTCATAAGGTACTTCGGTTTTCCACTCGTAAGAATACCGAACTAAAATTTTTGTACTTGATGGCTTAACTTCTTCAACCTCGCTAAGTGGTTTTGTAAGCGTTCTGATACCGTTCTTTTCTTTGATATATTCGCTGTCCACTAATTCCTGAAGGATTGAGTTAACCAACTTAATATCTTTGCCTGTTGCCTCTGCAATCGCTTCAGGGGTTATTTTTTTATCCTTTGAAATCATTGCCAAAATATCTGAACTTAGTTTGTCAAGTTTCTTTATTTCAGCAAAGCACTCATTCACATAATCACTATCTTTTTTAAAATCGTATTGTTTGAGTAAAACGAAATCACTTCTTTTTTCCCCAAATTCAGCAAAGTGTTGAACGGGATCAACGGCTGAGAACTGCTGCACCTCATCGCCCAAAAATGCAATTACATCTTCATCACTTAATGCGTAACCACTTTTCAACATAGATACCGCCACAGCCCTTGTAATCTTACCGGCTTCAAACTGCCTTACAATTCTGTTTATATTCTGTTGCTGCCTTCCGGTTAAGTTCTTAATATTATCGTTCACAAGTTGCGTTCCCTGTGGCTGAATTAACTCAGGATAATCCTCTAAATTAATACCAAGTTTATCAAGGAAATATTTTTTAGGCAATCCTAAACTTACAATAATATCAGGCGTAACCTCTATACCTATCGGCTCAGTAGGAACGATTTTAGCAGGTTGTGAAATCCCCGACAGCATAAACAGCCCGGTAAAAATTTCCTCATGTATCTGCTGCCTTTCATTTACATAAGTGTTTTTAAATATTTCGTAGGCATCTCTTAATTCAGTCCTACCACCTAACTGCCCTTCGGTTTTTATACCAAATAACATCGGGCTTGTAACCTGATGAGATGCAAATATTTCCTGCTGGATTAAGTTGTTAACATTGGTAAAATCTTCCTTAGTTAATTGCGAACTTCCTAAATCAGCAACCGTTACCGCATTGGCTGGATTCTTATTAAAAGAAACCATAAACTTCTTACCCTCGCTTCCGGTAAACTTCTTTTCAAGACCTTTTTCAATAGCTTGTTTTTGTTCTGCTGTTGGCTCACCTTCGTTGAAATTAATCAGCTTACTTGCCACAAAACCATCCTTCGCCATGCCCAAAATATGCCGGCTCATTAACCTGTCGGCATCAATGTAGTTTATAGCCTGTATGTAAGAAGGTAAAGGGTAAACATCGTTCTGCTCACCTATGCCTTTAACAAAAAGTATTTGTGTGCCCTGTCTGTCGTTTACATCAAATGCGCTGTAAAATCTTTCTTTAGCCTTATCCTTTGCAGATAATTGCTTATTGAAATCCCATTCATCTTTAACCCAAAAGCCTGTATTATCGGCATTAGTCCTGACCTTGTGGAACTTTAAATAGTACACGCCTGCAATCATTCCCGATTTACTCCAAACAATCTGAAAATAATAACCGCCAAACTTTTCAAAATCCAATACGCAATTCCTTAAAATATCATTCCATGTTTCATAAGGATTTGCATTAGGTAACTCACCACTAAACCCATTGCCAAAAACATAAGTTGATTTGCTTTTGATAATTGCGCCATGCTTCGGACTTTCAAGATAAAGTTCATTTAAGAAAGATGGATAAGTGTTATCATCACCAAAATTGACAATACCCGATCCCCTCTTTTCAGAAAACTTCGGCTGCTTTGCCTGTGCGAAACTTACCTGTATAATTTTATAATCAACCATGTGTTATAAATGTATTGTCTTGATCGTTATATTCGTTTGGAGTGTAGGCTGTACCGGATAAAACCATAAACCCTTCTTCAACTTTATTTAATCCAGCAGGATCGATATTTGATGAACTTGCCTGTTCATAAATTGCATAAGTCCAATAACCGGAATCTTCATCATTAAATAAAGCACCGTTAATTATTACCTTGTTATACCTGTATGAAAAAAGACTTGTATCTGTGCCAACATAAGCAATCGTTTCATTCGTTGTGGTATTTGTAAAGATAAAAAGAAAATACGGATTTGTTAACACGCATTGCTCTGTGCCTGTGAAATATAATGTACTATTCGAACCTTTTGTAATGTGTAGCATAATAAAAAAGGGATGAGGTTTTGCCCCACCCCTTTTGGGTTTTTCAAATTATATTTTTAACCAGGTGTTTCTAAATCCAAACCTACAGTACTCGAAACCTCCAACACCGGCTCCCTTTGTTCTCCTGCGAATGTAAGATTGTAACCATTACGATCACCACCGGCCACGCCTGAAGTACCTGCACCTTCTGTTAACCATAAACCTGCTTCACGTCCGTACATTGTCCAACGTCCTGATAATTCCTTTGTAACAATCAACACCCTTGCTTTAGCCAAAACCAAAACTAAGTTCCTTGTTGCTGCATCCCTTTTATTCAAAGGAAATACAAATTGATGGTTAAAAAACATTGTGCCGTTTTGTGTGCTGGCTACAACATTATCAGTTCCTTCGGCTGTACTTTGCGGAATCTCAAATTTATAAAACCTTTTTCCTGATGCTTTGGTTATGCCTGTTACCAATCCGCTTGCTTCGGCAACGGCTGTTACATCATTGAAATCAATGATATAAACCTCCGTATTACCTCCAACTGCATCCCGGCAATCAATCGCATAACCTCCACTTATTGCACAAGCCATAATAATTAGATTGTTGATTTGAACTTAACACACTCAGCTGTAAACGCTACGTTTACACCCATTTTGAAAGCAGCCCTGAAGCGTCCTTCGTTGTTATCTTCTGAATACCACAGTTTGTAATTTTGCTCCTCACCTTCAGCATCCACACCGATGGCAGCGATTGCCAAACGGAAAGCATACATATCACCTGTGCCATCCAAACCATGCACCGCTTCCAGGCGAATACCTGTACCCGGAACTGTTAATCCACCGTAATTTGATTTGTCATTGAAATCGTAATGAAACAGATTCGCAGCAACACCGGCATCAACATACAGATCATAAGTATCATACCCGCAGAAAATAACCGTATCTGTACGACCTTTTAAAGCCGCAGGGATTGCGTTCTTCACCGCCTTAACGGCAGTAATAACATTGGCAGCGGTAAGGCCGGTGATAACACCAACGCCTGTAAAACCGTTTACGTTTGCATCAACAGGTGAACCGGCATCAATCAACTTCATCAGGCCATCAAATTTATTCAGCAATCCGTTGCCTGAAGTTGTGTCACCCTGCCATAAAGCTGTTTCAAGCTGTGCGGCAATCCTTTCATTTTTACGGCCTGTATAAGCGGCTTCCCATGCAGCAGGCTCAAAACTTTCATATGTTGAACCGGCACGCATTGCTTCCTGTATAAACGATGTTTCCAAAGTTTTTGGGCAAAGTGCTTCTTCAACCTTTATTTTACCTACTGTTACAGTACGCTGTGAAAACGTAGTTGTTCCTGATGGATCCCATCCACAGGCATCAGTTTGGAAAAACGCATCGGTATCCATTAACGGAATAGCCTCAGCACTTTTTACCTTTGTTAACACGATACCGCTACGGGCAATTAGTTCCTGTGTTTTCGCACCGAAGATTGCTGAAGTCAATAACGGCTCAACCGCTTGCCTTGTGTACGCCCCAATTCCTGATAATGTAAATGACATATCCTTACTTTTTAAATAAAATTTTTGTAATGTTGTTAACGTATTCGCTCACCGGCTTTTCTTCGGCTTTAAAAATATTCTTTTTGATAACCACCGGATCAGGTGCAGCAGTAGGCTCTTTTGCAAGTAATTCAACTGCTTCCAAAACCCCTTCCATAACTTTCATTGTGTTTTCTTTTTGGGCTTTCATTTCAACCTCAACACCTTCAACACTTGCTTTATAAGCCTCAATAGCATCAGCCGTTGCAGCTTTGCCCATTTCATAACCCATAACATTCAGCATCAAACCCTTAACCATACTTTCTAAAGAAGCAATCCTGTCTTCAATAGTGCCGGCAAATTCCTGTGCAACAACTTCCTGCATTTGTGCAACTGTCATAGGTGCAGGTAATACAGGCGCAACCGGAGCAACCGCACGAACTTCTGAAATCATACCGCCTTCAGCAACAACCAAAACAGTTCCATCCTGTAATGTATGCTCACCAGCAGGTGCAATAACTTCCATTCCTGCCATATCCTTTATCTTCACAATTCCGCCAGCTTCTAATTTATCAATGGTAACTTTTGTAGTGCCATCGCTCAAAGTGTATTCCGTAGCCATAGCCACGGGTGCAACCGGAGCAGGCGCAACCGGAGCAACCGGTGCAGGCGCAATAAGAGTATTGAAAAACTCTTTAACCTGATGTAAAATATCTTTTGCGTTCTTTTCCATGTAACTTAATATACGTTTGTAATAAGATTTTAACTTTTAGATTAATTCAAGTAATTTTTGAAGTCTGTTTAAAACTTCTTCATCCGTTGGTTTAGGTACATCATAGATAAACAAACCCTCCACGCTAAACCCTTTAAACTCACCTGATTTTACTTTTTGCCATGTTTCTTCATTCTCGATAAACATTGATCCAAACCATGTACCATCAGCCAAATCCTCATACCCTGCCATCGGCTTAATACCCCTTTTTGCATCGCTTTGAAAATTCTCAAAAAGAACAACACCATCAACAAACTTTGCCGGATCGTGCATTTCATTCACATTCTTTTGATAACCTTTCTTTGCATACTTAATCATTATCTGCTTAATAGTAGCGGCATCAAAAACAATGTAATGCGCACCAAACTCATCATTTTCCCGGTAAATTGGTTTATCTGCAATCATTAGCGCACCCGATACAATACGCTGCTCCTCACTTTCAATCGTGTACTTTTGTTTGTGTAAATTGAAGTATTGAAAGTCCTCCTGAATGGCAGGCAGGTCAACTAAAGCAACCGCAGTAACTTCACTCTGCCCGTCCACTTCAGGATTAATCATTAATTTGTAAACAGGTAAATCCATAATAAAATATACTTTAAAAAAAACTTTTTAACTTTTAGTTGATACGTGCCGCCCGGTTAAGCCTCCTTATTCGTTCCTGATTTCCACTAATATCAGTTTCCAAAACATAAGCCCTTGCCGCTACGTTTCCGATTGCATTAACTGATTGTTGGTTTAAACTTGTGGTTGTTGCCTGTGGTGCAAAGGAACCGATTGAAGGTGTTGAAGGTGCGGAACCGCCACCGCCGCCAGGTACTTTAACAGCCGTTATAGCCTTAACCGTTTTTATACCCGTTGCAATTATTGCCGCTACGTTTGCAATTTTTGAGATAGTACCAAACGGCTCAGGTAGTGTTGACTTTGCCCGGATGACTTCTGAAGCACCCTGATAAGTATTTATTAAAGCCGTTGCAATTCCCAAAGCCTTGCCGACTGCTGTTTGCTTTCCAACAACTTCAGAAAGTTTAGTTGTAGCATCTCCAATGGCTGCAAGGTTTGTAATTCTTTGTTGTGCTGCTGCATTTTCATCAGCTAACTCCTTGTCCCTTATTTCTTTTGCTTTTGTTGCCTTGTCAATGGAAATCTGCAATAGCGCATTGGATTGAGATTGTGCAACGTCTAACTGTAATTGGTCAAATGCCTGTGCATTTGCCAAACCTTCTTCAAGTGCTTTTGCATCGGCATCCTGTTTATCTTTAATTAATTTTTTTCTGAACTTTTCTTCTTCCGTTTCTATTTTTTTGTTTTCATCCTTCTTTACTTCAACTTTCTTTTCAGCATTGGCAGCCGCTTGCTCCAAACCTTTCAACTCAATCTGCTGTTCAAGTTCTAAACGTTTTGAAACTAAAGCAGCATCATTTGCACCAAGTTGTTTATTTAATTCAATAAGTCCATCAACTACCGCCTTTTTCTTTTTAAGGCCGTTGATTTCTATCTGATCAATTTCCTGTTGGCTTGCCCTCCTTGCTTTTGCTCTTAGCTTTTCAATGT